ACCCTCTACTGCATTAGTTGGTGCAGATAAAGTCGTATTTTCTGTTGTGATATGGTATGCGTTTGGTTTATCAGAAGCATCCCAGGCAATAGCATTCGATGATGAAGTAATTGCTTGTTGAGCTACATTAGCAGCAGCACTAAAAGTTGCTATACCACCTGCAGACATGTCTAATGTTAAAGCTGTAACACCTGATCCACCATCGTCACCTTTAAATATAATATCTTTGTCTTGAACTTTAGCTTCTATAACAACATCACTAGAAGAATTGTGTATACGAAGCATTTCTGTACCATCGTCTTCATAGATAATTCCACTTGAAGCTGTACCTGCATCCAGTGTAATTCCACCACCTGATTCTAAATTAATTGAATCAACTGCTGTACCATCAGAAACTACATCTAAATCTCCATCTGCATTTGATGAAATATATAAACCAGTGTCTCTAAATTGAACTTTTTCAGTTGTAGCCATCAGGATGTCGTCTGAGAATTGGAAATAATCTTCATCTTCCATCCAGGTAAGAACACCATCCGCTGAATTGGCATTAAAAGTTAAAGCAATATCTGTATCTCCATTTTCACCAAATGTAATCGCATCTGATTCTAGTGTTATGGCTGTTGATCCTTCAATGTTAACTGTTGGGGCAGTGACCTGAAGTACACTATCTGCTACTAAGTCTCCCTGACCATCAGCACTTGAATATAAATAAATAGCTGAGTCTCTAACTCCTACTTTTCCAGTAGAAGCAACTAAGAAATCTGTACCATCAAAAGTTAAATTAGCTTCACCAGCGATAGCATTAGCTCCTGTAACTGTTACAATTGTATTATCTGTAGATCCTGTTAAAGCTGCAGTACCTGTTCCACCACCAATATCTGAAAGAACTTGAGTTCCTGTTCGATAATCTATATTTCCAGATCCATCTAATACTAAAAATTTATCTGTATCTGAACCTGCTGCTGCAACACTACCAAGTGTTAAACTACCTGCTAAACTTAAATTTGAACTTGTAACTGTAGAATTTGGTGTAAGAGTTAAATGAGTTACATAACTTCCAGCTGAAGCAATATCATTACCAAGCGTAATTGTACCACCATCAGCAATATTTAATTTCCATTCATCTCCTGCATCATCTCCTTCATCAGCCATTAAAGTAATAGCTAATCCAGCACCTTCAGTTGCTGCAATTCTTAAAGAATCAGTTGTTGTTTCATCATAGCCTACAAGAATATTTTGATCAGAACCAAAATTAATATATTTATCATCAGCAATATAAAAATCACCCCATTCAGCACTAGCAGAACCTAAATCCGCTCCACCTGAAGCATCAGGAATAATTGATGTTTCTGCTGTAAATGTGTTAGTTCTTATTCCTGAAGTTCCATTATCTATTGCACCAAATCCTGAAGTAATTGATCCAGAATCTAATGCACCTGTTGTTACAATACTAGAACTTCCTGCAATTACTCCATAAATAGAGCCAATAGCTGTACCCCCAATTGTAATGGCATCTGCTTCTAAAGTACCATTAATATATGCATCTTTAAATTGATAAGAAGCACTTCCTAAATCTATATCATTATCTGTAATTGGTAATATTGAACCATCACTAACTTTAATTTGATTTGTTGCTCCACCTGCTGCAATATTTAAAACTCCACTAGAAGCAATTGTTAAATCTGTTCCGTCTCCTTCGATTTTCTCTCCATCATCACCGAAAGTCATTCCAATATCAGAACCAATATTTATATCACCCCCAGCACCAACTGTGATTGATAAATCAGTTCCATCTGATTCAATTTTTTCTGTTCCTGCAAGTAAAAGTCCAGTATTTACTGCAAGTGCTACATCAGTAGTAGCTGTTAAATTAATAGTATTTCCTGTAATTGTAAGATCTGTACCATCACCTTCAATCTTTTCACCATCATCACCAAAAGTTAAACCTATACTAGAAGGTATATTAATATCTGCACCTGAAACAAGATTTAAATCTGTTCCGTCACCAGATATATATTCACCACCTTCATCATAAAAATATAATTTTTTACTACTATCAACTACAATATCATCTGCAAATTTAAAGTGATCCTCGTCCTCCATCCAATAAAGAACACCATCTGATGTTTCACCATCAAATGTTACAGTAATATCAGTACCTGCTGTTGCTGCACCAAATGTTAATGTATTACCTAATAATTTTGTTACTGGTCCACCTTCTGCAGCTGTACCATCATGAGTATGTCCTGATGCTGCTACAAATGCAGCAAGAAGTTGATCAAATTCATTATTCAGATCTGATGCTTCAATTACTGCACCATCTGTAATACCTGCTGAACTTTGTCTTGTGTATGTTGCTCCCATATTATCTTCGTCCTCCTGGTACGAATTCTAGTTGAAATCCTCGTATTGCCCAAGGTTGATTTGTACTAGTATCTGTTATTTTAACTGCAACAGCAAATCCTGATCCTTCTACAGAATTTCTTGTAATAGGTAAATCTCCTTGACCATAAACTGCTGCTCCAAATTTTCCTGTACCGAAATACGCCCCACTCCCAGAAGATGATAAACTAATTAAACTAGGTTGAGGAGTTTCTCGATCATTATAATTATATTGTAAATATAAACTAGCACTAACTTCACCTTCAGGTTTCCAGTTTAAATTTACTCTTTCCATTGATTTTCTTATTCCAGGATCTCCCATTGTCATATCTGGAGATCTATAAGTTGAATCTAATGCGTCTGTATCACTAGCACGTGTCCAAACGTTTCCTGATTCTTGTTTATAAATATATCCATCATACCCACCTGAGACTATTGTTTCAACGTTACTGATATAATCAGAATCACAACAAGAAACTTTTAATCCTTTTATATCTGCATATTCGTATCCTAATTGACCTGTATTAGGATTTATTTTAATTACTGCAATAATACCTCTAGAACTATCTTCAGCCCCATCAGTTGGATAGAATAAACGATATTGAGATTTATCTCTAATAACTAATGAAGTAACATTTGTATATGTAATATCATTAATTCTATCTTGTATTTGTTTTGATACAGTACCTAGTTCAACGTCACCAATTCTTTCTGTACCAGCAACTGTTCTAATTCCATCTGCAGATAAGAATAATAAATCACCACTTACCTCTTGAATAGAATGATGTGCTATTGAACCAACGTTCTTTGCAACTTCAGCTAACGCAAAATTACTAGAACTTGTTCCTGTTACTTTATAAATTTTTCTTTGGCAAAAGATAAATAATTCATCCCTAAATACTTTTAATCCTGTTACAACATCACCAACTTTTATTTCACCTCCACCTGTATCAAAATCATCTTCTGTATATGATCCTGAAAAAATAACACTATGTGTAGAATCAGACATACCACCATACCACATATGATTAGCAAATGACTTTACATACTTAGGATTAGTAGGTGCAGTTCCACCACCTGTTGCATTTATAATATCTTCAGTATAACTTGTATCTAAAGTAAATGCTGCGGCTTGTCCTGTTGCAATTATAATTTTATTAGTACCATTATAATTAAATTTATCAAAATCATAAGTATAAGTTGTACCTTTACTTGTTGCTCTTGATGTCCAAGATCCACTAGTTGTTCCAGTTCTAACTGTACCACCTCTTGCTACAACAATAATTCCATTAAATATTGCAGTCATCTGTACTCTTTCAGCTGATGAAGATACTTGTGGTACTATTGTAGAATTATATTTTGTAGTACCATTAATTCTTCTATATCCACCTTCTATTGATGGTTCAAAATTAGTTAATTGTAGAGCTTCCCCAGGCTGCATATTATATACATCCTTATTAAGTATTAAGCCTCCACCACAACTTGCTGTGTATGGGGCTATTAATGAAGTATCTGTCCCCGCCATAATTTACTAAGATTTCATTTGAAAAAGTTCTGTATCAATTTCTTTAATTTTATCAAAGTCTTGATTACTTTCAGCTTCTTCTTTTAATAACATTAATTGTTTAATTCTACTTTTATCTAAACCTGCAGTACCTGCTATTATTGGTTTATATTTTTCATTTTTATTATTTTTAGAATGCTCATTTAAATAATTTTTTTCTTCTGTTTTAATTACCATCTATCCTCCTAAGATACTATTCTTCCTATATTAGTAGCAAGAGTTTCTGTAACTACATCTGTTCTCATATAATCTGCAGAGTGTGTACCATAATCTACTTTTAATAATTTTAATTTTCTTTGATAATCTCTATCTGCTAATTGTGCATGTTGTGGATCTGATCTTAACATATATACATAATACTTAGCTCTGTCTATTATTAATGAACTAAATCTATCAGGCAATCCCATATTATCTCCATGTGCAGATAAATCTGTATGTGTTGTATAATAATCATAACTAACTGTATACTCACCTTCTCCTGGTATAGGACTTAAAATAAAAGAACTATAATCAGGTTTTTTAATAACTCTTAAAGGTATACCATATGCACTACTCGCATTAACATCATCAGCAGGTTTATATGATTGTAAGTATGTATCATAAGTAGCACTAGCTAATTTTCTAGGTGTAATATCACTTCTAGATACTCTTATATAATCTACATCTAATTGAACACCATCTGATTCAACATAAACATAAGATGTTTTTGCTGTAGCAGTAAAAGTTGTATCCAGAATATTACCTTCACCAAAATTAGTTACACCAATTGTTGTATTTAAATTTTGTGTTCCACCTGCAGAAGTCCCTACTCGTACTATTAAAGTAGTAGCAGAACTATTTGGACTAAGAACTCTAACTTGTATTCTATAAGTTTTATTTTTTACAGTAGAGATAGATTGATAAGCTGCTGCATCATTTAAATTTAGTCTACCATTTCCACTACTTGTATATGATGGGGAACCATCTCCTGTAGTCCAACTAGTTATGTTAGAAGTAAATTCTCCATTAGTAATTAATTCGGTTGGCTTTAAAAAAAAAGACTCAAAGTCTACTCTACGCATATCTGATGGAAAAGCATATTCTCCATCACCTACCGTGAGAGCTTGAGTCGTTGTTGTGTGTAATAAAGGAAGTTCAGCACCTTCATTGTATATATCATGAATAGCTTTATTTATAAAATCTTTAATAGCAGTTTGAATACCTCTACTACTAGAGAATGTAGTTGAAGTTAATTCAACTTCATTTAATTCTCTTAAAATTCTATTTGATAAAACTAAATATGTTGTTGCCACTATTATTCTTCCTGTTTAGTATTGTCTTGTACAGAATGTTCATATTTAATTAATAAATCTATTCATGATATTTATAATGAAGGTGCTGAACTTCCTTTACTACATACAACAACGACTCAAGTACTT